TAAGAAGATTAGTCTCTTCGCTTGCGCCAATAAACTCGTCTTTAATCTTAACTAAATCACCGACTTTCATTCTTCACTCTTTTCCTCATATGAACCGCATGCTCTATCCAGCTGAGCTACGGGGGCATTCATCGCTCATATATATCGGGGAACTACCACTAGTTATAGTTTGTTCCCCGATAAGAACTTCGTTGACAGATTTGATGGATGGCAATTCATACATCGTATCTGTAAGTGCATTTTCTAAAATGGTCCGCAAGCCTCTTGCGCCTGTTTTTTGTTCAATGGCCTCATCGGCAATTGCCAACAGTGCACTTTCAGTAAACATAAGCTCTACTTCATCCATCTCAAACAGACATTTGTACTGTTTGATAAGAGCGTTTTTGGGCTCTTGTAAAATTTGTAGTAGCATATCTCTATCTAATTCATGTAAAGTTGTACGAATAGGGATGCGGCCAATAAATTCTGGAATGATCCCGAATCTTACAATGTCGCCGGTCTGCAGAGATTGTAAAAGTTCATGTCTTTTTTCTTTCACCTTTGTTGCTTTGGACGCTCCAAATCCCAATGACTTGGTTTGCTTTCGCTCTGCGACTAATTGCTCTAAGCCAACAAATGCACCACCGCAAATAAATAAGATATTAGTGGTGTCAAGTTGTATCAACTCTTGTTGCGGATGTTTTCGGCCGCCTTTTGGTGGAACGTTCGCCACCGTCCCTTCAATGATCTTTAATAGTGCTTGTTGTACGCCCTCTCCGCTTACATCTCGCGTAATGCTCATTCCATCTGTTTTTTTGGCGATTTTGTCGATCTCGTCAATATAAACAATGCCCAACTCGGCGCGTGATATGTCATATGATGCTGATTCTAATAGGCGCACAAGGATATTTTCTACATCTTCACCCACGTAGCCTGCCTCTGTTAAACTAGTTGCATCAGCCAAAGCAAAGGGTACATTTAATATCTCTGCCAAAGTTTGTGCCAATAAAGTTTTTCCGCTACCAGTTGGTCCAACTAAAAGAACGTTGCTTTTTTCTAATTTTACACCTTTTTTCTTGGCAACTAGATTATTTTTCTTAACTCTTTTAAAGTGATTATAGACCGCTACTGATAATATCTTTTTTGCTTCATCTTGACCAATAATATATTCATCCAACATTTCTTTGATCTTTTTAGGAGTGTGCAGAATAATGTTAGAACCTAAATCCTGTTCACCCTCATCTTCGGACTCTAATATTTGAGCGCAAAGCTCAATGCACTCGTCGCATATTGCAACCTCAAATGCTGCAATTAGCTTGCGGACATCCTTGTCGTCTTTTCCGCAAAAAGAACACTGGAAATATTTAGATTTATTTTTGCTGGACAAATGAAGCTCTCCTTTCTTCTTAATAATAACTAGAAAGATATATCATATATCTTTATTCTTTTTCTCTTGCAATAATTCTTTTAAAGGCAACATATAAGTCTAGCCAACTAGTTTCTCCAATTCCATCTTCTAACATCATACCATCTGTGGAAGTTTTGTCAAACGTTAATTCAGTATTCTCGATAATGTGCTTGGTTTTTTGTTTATTCTGTATTGACATACTGGGACTGTACAGTTGCATCAATTTATAGTTTTCCCTTATGACGCTTTCTTCCTCTATAATATTTTGATATGCCTTTAAAGTGGATCCGGCGTTGGCACAATACTCCGTTACTTCATCGATAGTATATGTCTTTTCTTCAGCTAAAAATGGCAATCTTTTTGCGATTGTAGGTAAGCCAATGCCCTTAACCCCTTCTAAGTTATCGCTTTTATCTCCAACGATTGCTCTCGCCAAAGCAAAATTTGTTGGGTGAATCCCGAACTTTTCTACAATTATATTTTTATTCAACACTTCATGTTGAGTTGGGCGATATGCAATCGTCTCGTCATCAAGCAATTGAAAAAAGTCTTTATCACTCGAAACAATTACCTTTTGCCAGCCAGAAAAAGCTGGTGTCTGAGCCACAAAAGAAATGACATCATCAGCTTCCACTTCATCAAACATCAACTGCGTTACTGGAAAGTTGTTTAAATATTCAACTAACCGCAATTGCTGCCAAATTTTGTTCTGAAGCTCTTCTTCTTGAGTAAGATTTTTAATGTCGCGATTAAGCCGCAAGGGCTTGCGCCCCTCTTTGTAATTTTTATTAACTAATTTTCTTTTCCTGCTGCCGCCTTTGCCGTCCCAGCATATAACAACCTGATCGGGCTTAATCTCCCTACAAAGCTTTTGTAATATCTTAAGAAAACCAACGGTGCCACCAATAGGATCTCCGTTAATTGATAAAGTTGGATTAACTATATAAGCCCTTAAAAACTGATTAAGGGCGTCAATTATCATTACTCTTTTATTTTTCATTTTTCACTTCCATGTATGACTCTATTGTAACAGGAAATAAATTTTTTGCAAGCACTAAACACGCTTTTGCAACTTCTTGAATTTCCCATTGAGCACCATCGTGTATCCTTAAGTCAATAAACTTGAGAAGATTATTTAAATTAACTGTCCCATAATACTCTGTATATAAATTTTGAGGCAACACTCCTCTTGCTTGTTCGCGACACACGCCGCTCTCAATCAGAGCCTCATAAAGCTCTAATGCCTCCCTGTGAAAATTCTTTATCTTTTTCGAAGCAAAATGGTGAATGTTTGTAACCCCTTTTGCTGCCGGAATAATCGGATCAATGGACTCAGACACCGATGCTTGCCTGTTGGATTCGCTCTGCCTTCGAAATGCTTTAGGCTCATAAAACTCTAAATTAAAATTAGTATAGCGCCTAGATATTTCGTTATAACTCCAAGTCCTGTGCCTGTGGTGCTGAGAGCGGATAAACAACGGCACCTTGAACCTAAAAGTCATCGTGCAGTGTTCTAGCGTAGAGGTGTGTTTGTTCTTAATAAGATATTTAATTAACTTAATATCGTGTTCATTAAGATTTGATACGCACTTCCCGAAACTGACGCGAGCGCTATTAACAACTGTAACATCAGAACCCATATGGGAAATATACTCAACAAAACCAATGCTATCTGAATATAGGTCAATTTTAGTTTTCATCCTTTGCCTTTTCTGGAAAGTTTAGATATGCAAACTCCCCATATAACTCTTTTGCCTTTTCATCGTAAGCCATGGCTGCTAACTCTGCAGTTTCGAAATAACCTAAGCTTATTTTGACTTTTCCGTTGCCACCGGGTGGGCCAATATAGGCCCAAAAAGGCTTACTGCATTTTTCTTTCGATTTCCAAACCCCTTTAAGTCCTGTGGCGCTATCGCGGCGGGGTGGCTTGTTTGCACAATTTTGAGAGTGGGTACAAACTCTTAAATTTTGTTTTCTATTGTCTAGACGATCTCCATTAATATGATCCACGGACATTCCGCGAGGCGCCTCCATAATTAATCTATGCATTAAAAGGTTTTTGCTATCTCCAAGCAAGCCGGGGTATTCTGTGTTAATGCTCTCAATTTGTTTTTCTGTCAGGCGCTTTTCTGCGTAAAAGCCACTAGCAGTCCAAGTAGCATACCATTTAGTTGGCCTATCTTTTTCATGCCAGTATAAAACTTTTTCATAATCTTCATCATCTACCAGCGTCACTTGGTCTCTTGTTAAGTTAATTTTCTTCATCACTCTCCTCTTCTTTGTTGTTTGGGGTTATTTCGAATTTAGACCACCTTGGGCAGTCTTTTGGCTTTAGATTGTTGTAAACAAGGGAATAATCCGCCAGACACATAGTTGTGCATATGCAAGTTGCATATCGTGGCACAAATGATTCGCCACAGTCTATATCAATAGGAATTCCCTGCTGCCCATTATGACCACAAACCACCTCTGTGGTTTTACTTTGAATCTTAAGGCGCTCTCTTAAAGCTGTCTCTTTGTTTTTAAGCATTTGATTTTTGCGATGCAATAAATCAACTTGATTACCTAAGCTATACATTAGGTAAATTACGAAACAAGCAGAAAATACCACAAACACATTCATTGCCATGCGAAACTTCATTAAAACAATAATATCAAATTGCAAATAACTTGTAAAGGACTTTTTTAATATTTATTTTAAATGCCGAAGCCGCTGTCTAGAATTTTAAGCTCACCTCGCGCGTTAACCCCTAAATTACCCGGCCTATAGTCCCACACCTCATAAACAGGCTTAAATTGACTTGTGCCTCTGGCAAAATCTCGGAGATTAGAAACAACCGGATCGGAGATTAAACTATTTATATGATCAACCACTCTCTCGTCATAAACAAGTCGGCGGCCGCTTCGAATATTAGGATGATAAAGTTCAGCAATTTTAAGATATGTTTTTATTTCAGGGCTCATTTCCAAATTGGAGTATACTCTTTGTTGGTGTGCGCTTAGATATATGTTGCGACTTAAGTCTTCAATCTCGTTCATTTTTGCAATCTTTTTCGATATGTTGCTTTTTGACAAAGGCTCGTTGAATTCCATAATTTTAGAAAAAACATCTATAGTTTTAAATCTCCAGTTCCACGCCCTTTCGGGATCCCCTTGTGAATAAGACAACGAACCCTCTTTAAAATTAGGAAAATGTTTAAACATTTCAGACCAGTCCCGAAAAGGGGTGATCTTTTCTTGCACAATCCAATGGCCATCCGGGTGCATATCATAAACTCTTGCTGCCAATCCGCTTGGGTGGGTTTGGTATGCAGTCAGTGCTTCCATCTTGTTTTGTAACTCTGCATGGCCTGCATCCTCGGCAAAACCGGTTTTCTCTCCCGGGATTGCAACTTTTAAAACTTTATCTTCTACGCCGGGAATATTATAAGCTCTCCTGAACGTTCCGCCGCCGATGGGCTGCCACCCATATACTGCGGGATCCGGCACAAAGCCCATATTATCATCTGTATCTCTGAGGCTTGTTCTGCCGCGCGGAAGTCTTTCCGGGATTCTTCTGTACATAACATCGGGATCTGGTCCGAAGTACTTTTGTTTATATGCTTTTAGTGTCGGATCCTCTACAGGTGTTTGCGTTGGTGCAGGTAAAGTCATTTGATCTAGTTCTGACTCAAAGTGTGAAAGGTCTTTAATTTTTTTAGTTTTTCTGCTCGACGGAACCAAGTCAACATCATCAGCGGCTAGCCATGGCTGTTTCTCAGACATGTCCCTGGCCAGCTTATCAAGATCGGCCTCATCCGCAGCACTCAAGTTTGTTCCTGCGCGCACTTCACTGGCACTAGGTACTCCCGGAAGTGCTGGCATTGAAGGCCGTCTAACAAATGGCATTCGTGGGGCTGTTAATCTACGTATAATAGTTGGAAAATTTGGGCCGCGGGGCACCGGGGGGCCTTCGTTCAAAAGTTTTTCATATTCTTCAGCGACAATCTCCTCCAGCGTAATTATTGGAGGTGTCCAATTGGCATCTTGTTCTTCTTGTTCTTCTTTTCGGCGGGCCCTTAGTTTTATTTTGAGTCGCGACTTTTTGCGTAACATCTTCTCTACATCTGAAGCCTTCTCAAGGCGATCTAGGGTCTTATGGCCGCCCGGTCCGGACACGGACTTGCGAGCAAAAGGGCCTGCAGGATAGGAGGGTCTTGTTGTTGGCGGCAACTTATAAATAGGTTCGGTCGCTTCGTCAATTATTGCGCCTAGCTCTTCTTTTGTTAGTTCATAGTCAAGAGACTCATTGGCATTTGCATGGAGCGCTGCTAAATATTTTTTAACAGAGCCGTCTGTGCAGCCAACTTTTTTACCAGTGTCTTTTTTATAGACGCACTTTCCCTTGGTTTTATAAGGCATTATTTCTTTTTCTTTCTTTTTCTTTTTCGCGTTGAATGAGAGTGTTCCTGTATTACAATCGGCTCGACTTGTTCCGGCAGAACACCTCTGATAACCGTGGTGCCAACTTGCATATCATACTCGCCAATGTTTCCATTCTTATCTAGCGAGTGCCACAAAATTCTACCTACCGATTCTTTTAAATGATATCGCTCGACCAAAGCTGAACTCAGCTTTCCCTCTTTCATTCATTGGTGTTCGAGATCTTCAATCTCTTCTTTGTCTTCTTCTGATTTTTGTTCTTTGTTTTTGAGCGTGTTAAGTTTGGTTTTTTGTCTTGCGTTAAGCTTCTCTTTCAAAAAGACTCTTTCGACCTGTTCAAAGATAATCTCACGAAGTTTGGGTAGGGTTAAGTTCATTTAAAACTCCTTTTAAATAAGTAGTCTTAAATAAGTGAATAATCTATTCGTCTTGCTCATAAAATTCCGAAGCTTCGCCTGTTCTGCTATCGAACTTCATTATGATCTCTTCGTCCATAATCTTAAGCACTTGGCTACGAAACTTTTCATCCTGTAGTTTCTCTATCCACTTTGAAGCTTGAAACTTCTCACACGTGCCGTCTTCATAACAAAGCTCATACCATGCGCCACCTTGTTTTAGTTTGGAAGACCCTTTAATTGCATCCAACCAACTTTCTTCGTCTTGCACTCCAATTTCATCTCCCCAAAGGATCTTGAAATTGCATTGACGGCCTTGTGTTCCAAATCTAGATTTCTCAAGTTTTACCTTGACTTCAGAGCCGATTCTAAACCCTTTGTCATCCAAGACAAAAGAAGCCTTTGCTTTGCGCCCTGTGAGCCACACACGGAGAGAATAAGCATAAATCATAGCTTTGCCCCCCGGAGTCATATAAGGCGTTGTAAGAGCCTCTGAAGGGCTCCTAGTGATGTTCGTTTTAAGCTGGTTTAATACCAGAAATGTCGATTGGCTATTTGCAATCGGAACTGTAAGTTTTGACATTCCTTTTGCAAGGATTCTTGCTTTAACTGCCATCGAAGAAAGAGGGTTAAAATCTCCTTCAACATCAGAAACGGCAGGCGTTAGTGCCAGTGAATCCCAGATAAAGAGCATTCTATTTTCATTAGCTCCCAAAAGTTCTTCAATGGTCTCCAAAACAAACTCTACAGACTGAGCCTGTACATATAATACATTGTCAACATTGCAACCTGCTTTGTTCAAAAAGCCCGGGTCAATTGCAGACTCTGAGTCAAAATAAACCACATCAATGCCCATCTTTTGAGCATTGGCAGCAATTTGTGCGGCCATATATGATTTGCCCGTTGCCTCTAATCCGGCAATTTCTACAATTTTGCCCATGGGAATTCCAGCCAACTGTCCTCTACAAATAATACTGTCTAACCAACGAGAACCAGTAGATATCCACTCTTTTACAACTGTCGGACTGTCTTCGTTTAAGTTGTGCGCTACGTTTATTCCCGCCTTCTTGTTAATGAGGCTGCGCATATCGGCAATAGAAAGCTTGCCAACTTTTTTCTTACTCTTTGCCATTTATATTCCTTTTTAGTAGTAATTAAACGCTGGAGGAGGGGCCAATTCCCCTCCTCCAACAAAACAGTACCATCAACCAACAAGGTCAGCAAAAGCTTTATCTACACTAGTTGCAGCTTTTTCATCGTTGTTATACTTGACAGTCTCTGACGATCCCTCTTCCGGGTCATTTCCCAGAAGGAACTCATCAAGCATCGCTTGCACTTCTTGAAAGCTTTTTCGACTATTCTCAAAGAGAGCGTCGAAATCGGGGATGTTTTCAAGGTGCTCGCGGCACTTTTCCGGATCATCAGGACAAAGCGGGGAACTTCGTCGGCGGGGGGTGATGTTCGTTACTGGAAACGAGGCACCCGCGGGTTTTCCGTAAGTGATGGTCAAATCAGTTCCGGACTCAGGATCGGTGATATCACCGTATTCTGGGTTTAGCACAAGGTTGAGCAATGTTTCATACACTTGCTTGCCAAAGCCCCAAACACGCACACCTTGGTCTTCCTCTCCTCGTACCAAAACGGGAGCAAAGAAACGTTGGCGCGCAGAAAGCTTCTTGGCCATGCGCTTACTATCTTCTGTGCCTTCTTTCCAAAGTTGACTCACAAAAGAATCTAGAGGACAGTCTTCGCCAAAGTTTCGCTTTGGACTAAGAAATCCGGGATTGTCCCCAACATTGTAATGGAACCAATAATCCTTAAAAGGATCTCCATCTGCAGTTGGCACAATACGAATTGTTTGTTCTCCGTCTTGTGGTCGCCAAAAACGATTGTTGCCGTTTTTGCTTTCTAGAGCCACCTTTCGGGCTCGCATTTTTTTAAGATCTAAAGTCATTTTTTCTCCTTGTTAAAGTTACAATGATAACTCTCTCATTGCACTGTTTTTCTATAGTATCAAACAATGAAATCAATGTCAAGCATTTTTTTCATTTTTTTCAATTAATGTGCTATTGGATATACAATAACCATAAGATTGCTCATATTTGGTTGAAAATATCCCATAACTCACCTTCATTTTATCATGTTCTCTGTTGCTTTTAACATAATTTTTGATCTTTTTCATAAGTGTCCCATCTGATTCAAGAAAATGCTCTGGAATAGCATAATAATGCCTCTTTTCTCTCGGCATTGTAAAATCAAAAAATAGTTTTTCTTCTCCAGATTCAATATCAATCAGCCCAAGAGTAGACACTCTTGCTGTCTCTATATAATTTGCAAAAGTATTCATTATTGACTTGGAATGGTTAAAGACATTTATCATGTGAAAGGTAGAAACAATCAATTCATTTAAATGTCTGAAATAGTCTTTAATTGGTATATCGCCAATAATTTCAGCTAGTTTTACATTATCAACAACATAAACACGCTCAAATAATGCTGATCTGGCGTATTCTTGAAGTACCCCAAACATCAGGTTTTCTTGTAAAAGTTTTTGTTCGTTTAGTAAGGTGCGATCTGGTTTTATATATAAAACACTTATGGTACAATCTTTATTCCTGAGTTGTTCAAGAATTCTCAAACTGGCGCCAGAAATATTGCCGCAACTTGTTATCAGCAAAACATGTTCGTTAACCTCTTTCAAAAACTCACCTATTTCATCTGCAGGTGTTAGCTCTTCGTATTTTTCGAAGCTGATCTGCTCAGGCACACTAAAACAGTTGTCTCCACTGATAGCTGTGTCGATCTTATATATATTATATTGAGGGTATTGCTTAAAAAGATTAGCAACGTTACACCCTGATTCCCCTAGTCCAATTATATTCATCTTATCCAATTATATCAATAAATGTGTAGTTTTTTCATATCCCCATAGTTTTTTCCAGCAAAAACATTAACTCGAAACTTTCCTAATTCTGTTTTTGCAAACTCTTCTTTTAAATCATTGAGTAGAAACTGATCTTCTTCTGCAAAGTCCATGATCAATGAGTCGTGCATGCAAAATGAAATATAGGATTTTTTCCCTTCTAGTGTTTTGGCTATCTTTATCATTTGTCGCAAAAATAGATCTGCGGCAGTCGATTGAACTATATAATTTAACGCATGGTGGTTCCCTGCTTCGATTTTTTTGTTGAAGTATGTTTTCACGTGTGTGCCGTCCCAGTATTTTTCTAACAAGTCGTCGCGGTTATAAGCTCGATTTGAAAGAAGATCTTTTGAATCCGGATTATAAAGCCATGCAAATATTCGCTTTTTTGCCCCCTCTCTAGACAGGGCACCCCTATAGACATTTTCTGCGTTCCATGCGTGAAGGTCCTCTACCGGCTGCTTTTTGCCCAAAAGGGACATCATTACGCGTAATTCCATTGCGTTAAAGTCAAACTCCAAAAACCAATCATTGTGTGGTTTAAGAATCTTTCTATAGGACTTGTCCATAGTGAGAATCGGAAAAGAACCAGAAAGTGTAGACAACCTTCCGGTTTTAGTTTTGTACATATCATACTTAATCTGATTTAAGTGCTTGTTTTTCTTAACAAATTGTCTTGCTTTGAATTTGTGAAGAGAATCTGATAGAGAAGCAAAATCAGTATTTAGCTTTCTATATTTTATGTCTGTCAAGATCTTTGATAGAGAAAGAAAAAAATCATAATTCTCTGGCTTGCTGTGTTTTATAAAAACATATTTAGAGATTGCATTTTTCACTTTTGCGTAATCCCGTAAAAAAGCACGGGGGACCAACTTAAAAAAACAATGTTGACTTAAATCAAGGTTTGCTTCAGCGCAAGACCGATAAAAAGCCTTAAGTTTACTATTGACCTTTTCCCAATCTTTTCGAAGATAGTCCGGACACATTTCATCCAAAGACTTGCCCATACAATAAATTTGTGCATATTCTATGTCTTTATAGTCTTTTAAGGATGCTGAATAAGACCATGTTTCTGTTAGGTTTTTTGGTGATTTCTTGAAGTAAATCGCATCATTCACATATATCGCCACGCAGTCTTCTTTTTCATCAAACGTTTGAAAAAGCATATCGCCCCCTAGTATCCACCCCCAGATGAGCTAGGGTTGGTAGCTTCGGCTGGTAGGCCAGATGAACCAAGTAGTTTATGTTTGGTTTTTTTCTTTTTTTGCTCAATTTCGTCTTTGTATATATTCTCATAACCAATGAGTCTTTTTTTAATTTCTTTATTAATATACCTGAAAGCGGTGTCCGTGTCAAGTATTTTAAAGTACCCATATGCTTTTTTTAATACTCTAGAATATTTACCGGCAGACCACTTAATTTTATTTTCTAAGAGCCTGACATCTAAATAGAACTTTAACCAAAACATGTCTCCGTATTTTTCTTTGAAGGCTGTTTCTGCAATATCCTTTCTCTCGATCTCTTTCACCACTTTGGTACCAAAGCCTTTTTCTGAGCACCCTACGGTCTTTATTATCTTTACAGTAGGGTTTGTCACTATATATGTTTTATAATAAAGGAGCATCGTTTCTTCCAAGCGCAGCATCTCTTCGTCGGAAATCTTTTCAAAAAACTCTTCAAATATTGCATCCATTACAAAAACCCTTGAGTCGCACATTGTAGGTAAATTTTTTCCCTGTTCGGTGCAATTCTTGATTTTTCTAGTGTAAATTGGAATGGAATACTGGTTGAAAATTAGTTCAGTTATTGGATCGACCGACCCAGCCATTTTAATTGTTTCCCACTTATTACTGTGTTCTGCCTCAATAGCCTCTCTTTTTGCTTCGAAGCCCGTTTGTATGTCGTTAAGGACTTTGATCCCACCCTCCATCTGCGCAGATGGCATCTGCCATATATTATCAGTATAGCTGTTTAGTTTTTCGTTTGTGACTTCATCCAACACTTGGCCAACATTTTCCTTGCTACCAAATATTTTTTGCCACGTCGAATCTAAACGCTCCTTGTATACTTCTTCTGTTGCCTCTTCCAACAAGGGCCTTTCAAAGGCAATTCTAGCGTACTCACGCATCTTATGAGAAGTAAGATCTGCCACCAAGCGCCATGGGACGTTTCTATCTAAAAAGAATCCGTGTTTTCTTGCGGCCAATTGAAAGAAACTAAAGTTTGGGTGATTAATAAACTTTTGCTTTTCTTTATCATCGTCATATTTTCCATTATGAATTTCAATGCAAAGACCGGTGAACAACGGAGATAAATTATTAGAAACCACCAATCCGCTCATTGAAAGCGGGAAGAAAGGAATCGAATCCTTCATAAAAATATTAAAGTATTCTATAAAATCAGATTCGTCAAATATTTTGTTTTGTAAAGGGTAAGCCCTAGCTAGCTGATCTCCCGACGCGATTTTTAAATATTGCAGCGTGTATAAACCATAGTGTATTTGCCTATATTTTTTCCATGCTTTTTCTATATTATAATAACTCTTGTGGGGGTTACATTTTGCGATAATTCCGGAAGGCTTAATATACCCATTGTTTACATGTGCAGTGATATACAACTTTAAATCATCGTAAGCGTCTGCAACAAAATTTAATACTGAAAGTTCTTCAAGATTGTTGTTTGGGCCAGTTGATAGTGTTCTAAGCATTTCTTCTTTTGGAAAAACGAACTCTTTATTCATATCAACGCGGCCATATAAAGGATTTTCATTAATTAAATCAATGGGCTGGACAGGCCATGGCGATTTTCCATTCGGAAACACCTCGCCATAGTAAAACACCTTTTGATCAAAAAGACCAGCAGTGCTTGCCAGCGAGTTCTTTGCTTTTGCTATTTTCCCTTTTAAATCGTTTAAAGTTGTCATTGTTAACCCATCATGTTGTCGTCGACAACGATGCCTTCTGTCCAACCGGCCTTTTTAATTAAGGTCTTTACTGCGTCGGTTGCGCCCATTATGTTCACTGCTGTTTTCACATTTTGTTTTTTGCCGCACTCGCCAAATGTAACCCATTTCGCAGTAATTGTCGTTTCGTGAAAAGTGTCTCCATGTAAAACGCTATGATCTACAGCGGTTATCAAATAAAAACCACCTATGCCCAACTCTTTCCACTGTTGATAGGAACCACCGCCAGTTCTTCTCGGATCAACAAATATCAGCATGCCTGGTTTAAATATGTTATTGCCAAACATCGTGACTTCAAAATCATAAACATCTCGCAATTGGGTTTCACCCTTTTTTCTCCGCATAGCATGAATTCGGGATTCTCTGAGCCATGGAATACTCAATCTTTTAAATCCGTAATCTTTAAATACGCCCGGCACTTTTCCTAATTCAAGATATTGAACTCCTTTTAGTACGTTATTCTTCTTAGCAGTAGGATCTAAGCGCGCAGGAACATAGTTGTGCACATATATATACATATAATTATATTGTTGTTCTAAGGGGGTGTCTGCGGCAATGTCAACCATCCTGCTAAAGTCCAATTGTGATCCATATGGATGTTTTTTTACCCCTCCAACTCCAAAGCGCGTGTCCACTATTCTGTAATCCCACTTTTTTCCACTATCCCACAAATATGCGCTCGAACCTCCATCCGGAGGATACTTTGGCCCAAGCGGATAAAACGGAGGAATGTGCTTACCATTAACTTTTTTCATCTTTGAAGTAAATTGCAAAATTTTTACTGTTTCAGATCTAGAACCGGCTCCTTCCAAACATCGTTCTCCTAGGGCTTTTGTTATCAGTTTCTGAACCACATCTCTTATAAACTCACCCAAGAGATATTCCTCTCTGTCGGTTTGTATTACATTTTCAGCCCAAAACCCCATCAGCAGTTTTAAAGATATAGGTACTTGAGCCAAATTTATTTGCGTTATGTTATTGTTTGTGCCAGAATTCCAATCAATCAAAGGCCCGAACAACACACCCATTCGGCGCTCATAAAGACCTTCGCCTCTTTTATATGTTGGGCTGCTGCCGTTAAGAAGTGGATCCTGCATGGTTGCAAGATCTATTGCCACATCAATCAAATCACCAAGAGTGGTGAAATATATATTTTTGTATTTTTGGCGACCACCAGCAAACTCTCCGGTGCTTACACCAGCAAGAGCATCCAAAGGGCCGTCCGAAGTAAGCTTTTGTTTCATTGCTTCCGACGCTTTGGTGATGGAATCTTCATCCATGTCGGTGGTCTCTTTTAACACCTTGGTATAATTATTAATTATTTTTTTTAATGCACGTGAGCCGGGCGAGCCTGGATTGACCACTGTGACACTGTTATATGAAGCCTCATAAGGATTATTTGCCGGATCGGCGGCTGCAGCTTCAGCATCGTCTTTTGCGTGTTCTGCTGCAGCAGGCTCACTCCCTATCGCACCTCCGGAAGTCATTCCAACATCTTCTAAATGGGCTTTAAGGTGATATATCCTTGCTTTAGAATACAGTATCTGAAAAAGAAGCTTATATCGAGTCGACTTTAGGGCGCGTCTCTTAGACTTGACATACATGCGATATCTTGTAACTAACTCGCGAAACACTACTATGGCATTCTCAGGAGTATTGCTGGGGTTTCCATCCGAGTCATATTTTAGACCACCCCATATAAACTTAGGTTGGCGACCTGCGGCCGCAGCGCGGCCTTGCTCTCTTTGTACTGCAGCAGAGTTAATAATAATATTATCGTAGCTCAAAGGCGTATCTTGATTGGGGCCGCGAAAAGGTAAATTAATCAGCCACGGACTCTTGTTGTGTTTTTGCAAAAGACTCCGGAGTTTGCTATAGCTTAAGGCTGCCTGATTGTCTGCATCTTTTCCGGCCAAAGACTCTTCTAATTTTAATCCCTGTGCCTCAACTTGTTTTAAGAGCCTTTCGGCCATGGCTAAATTTGCCAAATAAGAGCCCATGGCTTTAGATTCTCTATCCGGTACTTCAATGATGTTCAAATCTGGTGAGTTTATCACATCCTCAAGGTATGCTGAATATTTAAAATTGATTTGAAGGCCCGGGTCAGAAACAGTGGCATCCGGGTATACCACGACATGCTCTTTAAATTGCAGCCTAAAAACCAAAGTTGAGGAGTGTAAAAAGTTTTTAAGCTCTTCTCTTTCTGTCTTTGAAAAACGCTGTCCATCACCCAACATGTCCACCAAGTCAAAATTAACTTGATTATCATACTTTAAAACAGCTTGAATTTCAAAAAACTCCTCATTCATCTTCATGCCCTCGTGTGCGATGGCTAGCCCTGAATAATCAGTGGGCTGTTCAGGGCAAGGCTCTGCCCCAACGTAGTCATATGAACTAATTTTTTTAGAGGTGGAAACTTTTTTGATTGGCCCAGTTTGATTGACATGCCTTTCGCTCCAAGAAATCAAATCTTTATAACTCCAATTATACTTTGTGGAATCTCCGGGCTTTTGATACTCAAAAACGTGGTTAAACAGCTGAAAAGAAGAAAAGTGTAAAGAAAAATTAAAATCATCAACAATGTTTACCTGAGCCGGATCTTCCCCTCTAAAAGTGATGTTAAGACTGCTTGGCATAACATTGCCTAATTCAGAGCGCGATCTAAATATCTCATCCATGGGGGAGAAGTGTTCCTTTTTTGAGCCGTTCTGATCCCCTTGTAGTTTATCGCTTCCCAGAAGCGGTATCGACTCTCCTATTAACATTGGTATCTTAAGTGGAACACCAGGGAATTTTTTGCTAGTTTTCTTCCGCGGATAAAGTTTGTATAGTTGCAATTGGGGCTTGAGTTGCGAGAGTATTTCAGGGGTTAGTCTAAAAAACATTCCCGCGCCATCAACAGATTGGAATTGAGAGGGTAGCAGTGCGGAATTTCGCATGGGGTGAATTGCTACCACATGATCATAAGTAAAAACATGCTCTTTCTCGCCCGGGCCAGAAAGGGCATGCAAATCTTTTCTTTCCATTGGTGCCAATTTTTCAACTATACCATTTTTAGCGGCCATCAAAAAACATTGTTCTTGAAATTGAGATATTTTAGCTAGGCGCGCGCGTACAGTGGTTTCTGATTCTCTGCCTTCTGCTATATTTACTGGTCCTGACATTTACTTTTCTTTTCTCCTTAGTCTAATAATACATACCAAACGTCTGCAACACATCAGATAGTGGTGTAGGAATTAATATTAGATCTCCTCTGGAGAGATGGGCCTCTGTTGGCTTTTTATTATACCATGCAATGACCCACCAAAACTTAGATTCTCCATAGTGTTTGTGAGCCAGTTTGTAGTATTTGTCGCCATGAACCCAAACATGTTGAACGTTGTTTAGGTTGGCAATTTCTTCTACGCCCGGATGTATCAACGTTGGTGTAGTATATTGTTCTATAAAAAATACTTTTCTTTTTGCAAACAACTCCTCGTAAAGAAGCTCATTGTTTATTGCCGTAGAGCGATTGTCATATCTCATTTTCCTGTAATTCCTTTTAGATAAGCATCCAGGGTTGAACCAATTGCTGCTGTTCCGCCCTCTATAGACGAAGCGCCTTCAGCAGTAGCAACAATTCCATTTTCACCAGCAAAGGCAACGCCATAAGGGTAAAATGGATCGCCCCACTTTTTATCGGTGACATTATATCCTGCCGCGGACTTTTTATTTGGTAAAAACGGAGTGAACCTTAAACTTATATCAATAATTTTTGGTAAATAATGTCCAAACTTTTTATTGCTTTTCCTCATCGAACTTTCTTCGTTTGAAACAAACGTTCCCTCTTCAAAGTTTGGACTAAATGAAAAACCATCAATAAATCCGGGGAGGGGGGCGCCCGTAGGTGACTGAATTAAATTTGCGAATTTAATGGCAACAAATGAAGAGTGTGGATAGTGCATATGCGCATCATTTTTAACATGTTGTCTCAAGGGCATTGTCATATTTGCCAAAGCTGAACATTTTTGCAAATTAATTAAAGCCTCATGTTCGCTAGCCGAAGGAACAAACCACTCTAATATAATTGAGCGCCTAGGCGTAGATTGGTTTGCAATTGGCTGCCTTTGGTTTGGGTATTGTACCGTTTTAAACCCTGCATTGAAATCGTCAGTGAACCTTCTAATAAACGCTTTAAAATCTATAGAGACCTTTTGTTCGGTGGGTGCCTTTTGCGATCCCAAATGAACAATTCGAATAACCCCCCATGTTGTGCCATATGCAACCTCTGAAGGATCGCCTAGCCATTGTTTCTTTTTATTCTTGCTCCAAAAATTCCCCATTTTTTATCCCCTATGCCCTTCTTGACGCTGTTCTGCGATAATGATCGCCCTGTTCATTAACCACATCGAGTATTTTCTTTTTAATTACGCGGTTTCCGCCTAAATTAATATGCAAGCTATCTGTCACCAATACACCAGGATCTCTTGCAACATCTTTTCTGCCTCCGCGTGGTGCTTCTGCCTGTTTTGCAGCTTGAACCGTGGAAGATGCTTGTGCTCTCACTGCAGAAGACCTTGCGCCAGCGACCGCAGAAGAAACGCCTGCATTTTGTGCCCTTGTCAACGCAGCAACCTCAACCACTGTTTGTTTCGGCATTGTTTTAATTGCATATGACAGCTGGGATATTGATCTTGCGTATGTTTTGACTTTTTTCTCATCTAAGTTCTGTACGGCTTTACTAATTTGACCTAAACCGCGTACAACGCCTGCTGTTTCTACGTTCGTTTTGCCAAGTTGTTGCAAAGAACCAAACACACGAGACAAAGACATTATATTTCCTCTTTTACCCCTATTAAGATTGTTCATTAAAGTACCGACAGCAGATGAATATTTACTAACTGCACTGTGGCCTGAACTTAAAGCGTTAGAAATTGTTTTAGACTGAGATGAGAAATTTTCTAATTCCGGGCCCGCCATTTTAGCTGCAGTGGCCATTCTTTGCATTCCCATTGCATATTGATTTGGAAGAGTATACGCCTGTGGGGAATTTTCTTCTGTCATTGCATCGTTTAATCTATATATTGCATACATGGCCATTCCAATTAAAGGAATTGCCGTTACCAGCGAAGTGCCAAAACCAGCAAATCCCGCTGCGAGGCCTTTAGTGGCTATTTGCGCAGCAGAAGCTCTCGCTCCAATTGCAGCAATAGCACTAGCCACTTTAAAACCAGCGACCGATAGCGCCATCATTGTGGGGGTCATATTATTTAGTAGTTTTGCCAGTGCTCGTACCCATGGAAGTATTGACTGTGCAAAGCCGCCGAACTCTTCAAAAGCGCGTCCGAGCCGTTGAGCAATAGTGACCAGACTGGCTCCTGCATTGATTAACTTTTGTTGGCTTTCTGCATTTTTTTCCTGCTCTTGTGTGAGTTTTTTAAACTTATCCATATCCCCTTTAAAGAAAGCGGAGGCAGCTGCAAGACTTTTGAACCCGGAAGCAGTAGCTATTAAACGCTTTTGGAACCTTCCGAGAGAATCCCAGTTCATGTTGGTGTTTCTCCACATTTCCTTGAGCATCATTAGCCTTTCGCCCTCATCTGCCTTCAACATTCTTATGGAGTTGAGATATGGACCCCCTAAAGCTGCGTTGAGTCTAGCTACAGAGCTTGCGGCGCCCTCAAAGGTATCAAACTGCTGAGTTACCCCAATCAGCGCTCTAGAGTCGATTGCAGTTGCTTTGGCGACTGCGCCTAATTGTTGTAAAACCTTTACCGCTCTAGGTCCGGAATATTGAGCTAAAGTGTCAAGAGAATTTATATACATCTTGACATATCGCGAGGGCAGTTCGCCAATGCTTACAGCGGAGCTATACAGTCTTTTAATCGCTGCTGTTGATTTGTCGCCAAATATTCTTGTTGATTTATCAACCACTGTGGCAAAATCTTCATATGAAATACCGGCGCGTTGAGCGGACATGGCCAATCTATCTATTTGCAGCCTCTCTTGTGCGGACTGGCTTGAATATTGCCTTGAAAGGGAATACACTGTTTGTTGCATTCTACTAAGCTCTTCGTAAGAGGCTGCCATGCGCTTAATCGCTCTATCTTGATATGCGGACTGCAACCCCTGTGCGAACTGTTTAGATGCGCCAGTGGCAGATCTCAGAGCAACATCGGAACGATCAATTTGAGTTATCATTGTAATCGTTCTTTCTTGCACCTTCATCATTGTCGAACCAGCAATGTTGGCAGCAGAAGATGCGTTGTCTAATGTTCGGGTTAAAGTATTGGCAGTTTGAACTATTCCACGCAACACGCCATGGGCTTTTGAACTCGCTTCGAACATTCTCATCGACGAGCCTGCTAATGTTTGGCGCCATTTGTTATCTAAGCCAAACATCATCTGCATACTTTGCTGTGCGTTTTGTGACGTTTCTAGCTGGGCTTGTTTAAATCTAATTTGTGCGGCGATCTTATTAGCTATACCTTTCCTTTCTTGATCGTTTAGCTGTAGGGCCTCTCTTTGTATTCGATTGGTTTCGTTTTTTGCATTTGTCAAGGCGCGCTGCGCGTTTTGTAACTTAACGGATCCTTCCGCTTCAGTTTTTTCCAGCGATTCGACCTCTTCTTTAAGGTTTCGCTGTTTTGTTATCGCTGCATCTAGAGCGCGTTGACGCGCTTCCGGGCCTCTAACGAGTGCATTTAGCTCTTGCTGGAGGAGCGACAGTTCTTCTTTTATATTATTGTTTCTGCGCTCTTCGTAATCAACTAATGTGCCATATATATTTTGAGTCTCTAGTAGGATGGCGCGTTCTTGTTGCCACGCGTTAAGGCGTTGTTCTATTGCTTGAAGTGCATCGCTGTTATTTGCATTGGTCTGTTCATTGATGTTATAGATCTCCATCAAGACAGCTTTAGTTTCTTGTAAACTAGCCTTTAGTCGTTCATTCTCTTTCCTTGCTTGGGCTATTGTTTTGGGATCCATCCCGTCGCCGTTTGCCATTTATTATAAGACTCCTATTTAAAAGGCCAAACCAAACCAGTGGTTTCTTCAAAATCCTGAACTTTTTCGTCTAAATTATATTTTGCTTCCCGTGTTCTGTCATCTTCTACTCCAAAATCCAAATGCGCTTGCATATAGCTCTTTTCAGCTACCAGTGCGCCTAAAAACGCTTTAACATCTGGTTTAGAGCCTTTGACTTTTACATTGTATTTGCCTGGTGATGTATCTACTTCCGCCTCTTCTGTTAATGCAGTTTCAAGTTCGTCTATGGAAGGCACTCTTCCAAACATTCTCCTTAAAACCTCTTTTACAGTTGAACCAAACATAGTTAAAAAACTCTCGTTTAGGTCGTTGTTTTTATTTAGATCGACAACCACAGGTAATAAAGCAGCCATATAATTTTTCCTCCGTTATTGTATAATTAGTCACTAGCTGAAAATAAAAAAGCCGGTTTTACCCGGCTAGTTATTTTTTATTGCTTATTTTATCATATTCTTCTTTTTCTTTTTCAAATTGTTTTGCCAGCCTCTTAAGGAACCAATTACGCAACCCCACAGGAAGACTATACATTTCTATAAGACTCCAGCCTCCATGGTATTTGAGCATGAAAAACTGCTCATACACAGATTCCATATAATTATTATCTAGGCCAAAAAAAGTCCGCGGTAAACGGAACCTCCATTTTTGTCTCTGAGTAACAACCTGTGCAAACAAAATATTGAGTTAAATCAATATTTGGCACAAGCTTGGAATAACACTTTCTAATATGCCTAGAATCTTTAGCTGGCATATTGTTAACGAAGTTTTCGATAGCGGAAGGATCGGTTATTCCATTAACCGAGACAAGAAAGCTTTTAAGCTGATCCGTCCACCCGGGCTCAGGCATGTTATATTTTTTATTCTTTTCTGCAACTGCAGCCATTCTTTTTTCATCTTCCCCTGTTAAAAGCCTTACTTCTACATCAACTTCGCTGCTGGGTAATTTAATAATAAAGTTATTCTCTTTTCCAGCAGATACGTTTTCTAAGCTCTCAGTGTGGCCGCCGGACGTTACAGATACATTTAAATCAAACTCATATTCAGAAAATTGATTGCACACAGGGCACTGTACTTTTGTTTCATAGTTTGAACCATATGCAGAAATGCGCGCCTTTACTAGAATAGCATTTCGATCTCCAATCAACAAATCATTAATATTGATATTTTCTATGATTAGATTTTGCAATAATCTTTCAATTGCGATGCCCTGCTTTAATAGAGCCGTTGATGTTAAAATGTCCTCATCTTTAGCTGTCATTTGTCGAATTTCCAAACATTCCTTCCCATGTAAAGGATGACCTACTGGATAAAAATTGCCTTTCGAAGGCAAATCAACAAAATCTGTTGGCGCAACAAAGTTTAATAAACTTTTTTCGCTTGAATCGGTTTTTGTTGCAGAAGGGGGAGGGGGTTCAGAAAGAGCAGCGTTATTTGCTCCAAAACGTTCTTCATTATTTCTCATTAATACCTCTTATCTTTTATGACTGTTTATTTTTTGCTATGGCCAACTGGGAAGTTTTTCTTGGCACTAACGCCAGGTGCAGCGCCAGCATATGCGTTATTTTTTGACCAAAGATTAGCCCAATCATATCTAATTGTCAACGTGATATCCATAATATCATCTGAATCATATGACAAGTTGCCAAAACGCACATCTTTAATCCATGGAGATTTCAATGTCCACTGCTCAACGGCCGTACCATCGGCGCCTAATTGTTCAATTGTCATCTGTTTGACAGAACTGACTGCTCTGTCTTTTGATATGGTCTTCCAAACCTCCTTCTGTTTTACCGGTATTTCATACCCGGCTGACTCGATCATGTGCATAATCGTCATTGTTGCGTCTGGATCTAAAGGATCAACTAAAGTAAGGTCAATTGAGTTCCACTCTACACGACCTGGGTACCAGAAAGTGTGATTGATAAATCTATGTGACGTTTCAGAAATTGAAAAACTGGGTTTCGAAACGGACTTGCACAACCATCTGTCAAATTTGTTAAAATAGCACACCCATCTATAAGCTCGTTTGGTTTCTGTACCTAGATCGTCTGACCAAAATCCCATTATTTTATATCTCCTATAACAATATATTCGTTGCTATCAGTAAATAGTAGCGAATATTTTTTTTACCACATTAATCCTCGAAGGAAGCACCTGAACTTGTGATAATAAAGTCAAGCGCAATGAACTCAATGGCCCTAGCGGGCTTCAAGTATATCTTAGCATAAAGAATGTTTCTATCAATCAACTCTGGAGTGGTGGTGGTCTCATCCAGCTTAAGTCTATAATCTGTAAGACCAAATCTCGTTCTGACAGAACTCAAGAGCAAGTCGACTTCGCCACTAAACGCATTCCACGTCTCTTTAACATTTTGTTCAAACAAGGTTCTATTTGCGATCCTAGAAACTTCCTTCTTGAGGAAAATCAAAAGACGTCGAACATTAATTCGATCCAGTGCAGAGCGCGTTAGTTGCAGCGTCTTCTGCCCAAAGATTACAATCCCTTCTGCAGGGAAAGAAGCAATCGGATTGACGTTAGCGTCATAAAGCTTGTCACGCTGTTTAGAAGTTAACTGTTGGCGCGCTGACATCACTGTCTGTCCACCAGCCTTTTCTTCAGTCAGGCCGCCTCTAGAGAAGCCTGCAGGCGCAAACCATACATCTTTTCTATTTTCAGTGTATGCCATGGCACCCAAAGCGACCACTGAAGGCGGAACCCATAGGGCTGTGCCAACATTGTCGTCTTTAATTTGAACCCATGGATAGTATGCTGCACCGTAACTAGAGTCGATTTCTCGATCTTTCATTTTTCGCACTGCATCGTCAACGTTTCCAATACGTTCTTTTTCTTCCGTTTTGTCCTCGGTGTCGGGCACATAATCATTCTCAATATCAATAATTGCCAATGCGTCTGCGCGCTCTTCGCATGCACTAACCAATCGTTTGGTGACCTCCGGCACTGTAATGCCCGGAATTGCCATTAGATTGCACTCTACAACTTCAGCGTCATCAATCATATCAATTGATCTCATCAGAGTGTGGAAAGCATAATCGCCGGTACCTTCCAAGTTTGTGGGGTCCATTGCACTGTTTCTAAACGGCTCTCTCTCCTGAATATCTAAACCATCAAAACCGCCATATAAGACTGTTGTGAACTTGTTTATGCCAGCATTTGAGCCGGTTAAGAGATGAAATGAGCCACTTCTTGCAGTAAAGGATGATCTCTCATCTTCATGGTCGGTTTCGCTCATACTGGCGGCGCCTCTTTGACGGCTACCGCTGTCATATGCCCACGTTTGGTCTTCTTCGTCGAAGCGAATATCATCCAAAGTGAAAAACCATGAAACTTCAGCATTCTCATCAGCAGATAAATCAAATTTATCTTTGGTTTGTCCGGGGTTGCTTCGAAGAATATCTTTA